CAGACAGCTTCAAGAGTTGTTAATCGATATACACATCAATAAAGAAGATACTGCTTCAGAGAACATCTCAGAGGCTCTTAGATTAAAGAATGAGGCTTTAGTCCAAAGAAACATAAACCTTCAACAGGAGCTCACTAAGGCATCTCTAGACAAGCCAAAAGTAATAGAGGATCTACTGGAAGGAATACCTCAAGAACGAATAGATTTTTTCATTAACAACCAATTAGCATCTTTCATAAAAATGGAAAGAGCTACACTAAAAAAGCTTAAAGAATATGAATACAGAAACCAACAAATCAGAGAACAGCAAGCCTTTGAACAAGCAAGTCTTAAAGAAGAGGGTGGCGGAATTAGAGAATCGATTAATCAACCTACATATCTTAGTCACCAATATCGCTCATAATCAAGAGATGATAGTTAAGGCATTAGCTCCTGATGAGGAGAAAGAGGATGAGACTCCTTACGATGATATAGACTTTAATGAGCCAAGGTAATGAACATACCTGAGATATACCTAGAAGACCCTTCCTGTTTATTGGAGGGGTTATTCGCTGAAGAGATGATAGAAGAGTATGATATATTCTTTAGGAGGTTGGTTGAGGTTGCATTAGGAGATGAGGTTGAAAGATGCACACCGATTGTAATGCTCTCTGACGAAGAAACAGAGTACTATATATACTTGGATAAGGAAAACATACAAACGTCTCTTAAACGTGCTCTAAAGTACTTTGAGTGGATTGAAGAGTACTACACTTGTTCCTTAGTATTAGGATTAATTAATGAAGAGGCTACCCTAACAAGGTAGTCTTTTTACTTTAGGGACAATATTTAATATATATCGTTATTATACTATAGAATCAATAGTTGATTTATATTGAATATTATGGATAAGAGAAAAAACAACGGAGGAAACTCCACAAAGGCATTAGGTATAGACAAGAGAAAGAGTCCATACAGAGAGCTCATCTCTCAAGCAACTACAGAGGAAGACTTCATAGGAGTATTCAAGAAGCTTCAAGCAAACGCTCTTAAAGGAGATGCTCAAGCAACTAAACTCTACTTAGAGTATACGATAGGCAAGCCTACAATAGCGGTTGATATCACTTCAGAAGGTAATAGCGTGACTATTCCTACAATCAACTTTACCTCAGCAACAGACATAGACCACGAGGAGATATGAGTATAAACATTTCAGATAAGTACACTCCTTTGTTCAATAGACCTGAGGGTGTAGATACATACATCATTACAGGAGGAAGATTCAGTCAGAAGACATTCGCTACTTCATTGAGTGCATTGACCGCTGTCCTACAGAAAGGGCATAGGATTATGTACTCTAGATTCACTAACGCATCTCTTAAGGATTCTATCTTTGCTGAGGTTGAGGATAGGATTGAGATGATGGGCTTGGAGTCTTCCTTCGATGTACAACAGAACAGGATTGATTCTAAGGTTAATAACGGGAAGATAGTATTCAAGGGATTGAAGAGTGGTAGTGGACAACAGACAGCAGCTCTAAAGGGATTGAGTGACTTCTCTATGCTTATACTAGATGAGGCAGAGGAGATGATTGATGAGGCTATCTATGATAAGATATCTCTATCTATTAGAGGGAACGGAGTACACTCAGAAGAGCCTAACGTGAAGGTGCTTATACTAAACCCTACTACTAAGGAACACTTCATATACAAGAAGTACTTTCAAGCTAGAGGTATTCAAGAAGGCTTCAACGGGGTTAAGAACAACGTGTGCTATATACATACATCTTACTTCGATTGCCTTGAGTTCGTGCCTAAGGGAACGCTACAATACTTTGATGATATGAAGGAGGATAATCCTCAGAAGTACAATCACGTTATTATGGGTGGTTGGCTTGATAAGGCAGAAGGATGTGTATATACCAATTGGGAGTTTGGAGAATTCAACCCTGATGGATTACAGATTATCTATGGGCAGGATTACGGATTCAGAGACCCTACTACTTTGGTGGGTGTGGCGATAGATAAGAGAAGGAAAGTAATCTACGTTAAGGAGGAGCTGTTCAAGAGTGGATTAACTAACTCAGAGATAGCTAAGATTAACCTGTCAGTATGTGGCAGAAACCTCATCATAGGAGATTCAGCATCAGCAGGTATCATCAATGAGATAAGAAGGATGGGATGTAATGTAGTAGGAGCAAAGAAGGGAGCAGGGAGTATAGAAGCAGGTGTTGCTTTACTACAAGACTACAAGCTTATCATTGAGCCTGAGAGTAGTAACCTAGCTAATGAATTGAACAATTATGTATATACTGATAAAGGAGCAAACTTATTCTGTACGATGTTTGACCACAGTTTAGATGCACTGAGATACGTTGCATTGTATGCATTAGGAAGTACAGGTAAAATTGAAATAAGATAAACTATGAGAACACTAACAACACTATTGATTGGATTACTATTGGTTAACTGCACAACTCCTGTTGAGCCTGTATACACATACTCTATAAGTAAGGAGTTACAACCTTATGTGAGAGAGGTATTAACGACCTTGAAGTTCCACGACATTGAATTCAAGAAGCAATCATTCATTGTAGTATTTGATGCAGATATAATGCGAACTAATTTAGTAGGTCAGGCTAAAGGTATGGATAATGATAGCTTAGTATATGTGATAATTAACCCTAATCTTTGGGGCAAGCTAACTGTAAAGGAAAGAAGGCATTTAATATTTCACGAACTAGCACACGACATATTTAACACAGAGCATACCTTTGATGTAGAGTTAATGAAGCCTTCTATGCCTAGCCATTCACAATCTTATTATATGGATATCAACAAAGAGATAAGGTTATTGATGGAGCATATCAAAGAAACAAAACATTAGGGACATTATTCTAATTTAATCGTTATAATAGTATGACAATATCACTACCTGAATCTATAGCAGACATTACTCTACAGCAGAGTATACAACTAGACAAGCTCAATGCAAAGAGAGACACTCTAGATGATATGTCTTTTATTAAGAGATTCCTAGTAATATTCACAGGGATGAAGTACAGAGATATCTCCAACGTCAATGTGGATGATTTCAATATGATGTTTGCTCAAGTGACTAAAGCATTAGAGACTGAGAGTCCATTCCAAGATAGGTTTGAACTAGATGGTGTTGAGTATGGCTTTGTGCCTAACTTAGATGAGATAACTATAGGAGAGTATATAGACCTCAGCAACTATGGTAACAGCTTAGAGACAATGAACAAGGTAATGGCAGTGTTGTTTAGACCTGTGATAAAGACTGATGTATTTGGAAGCTATGAGATTGCTGCCTATGATGGCACAAAGGATAGAGCTGAGGTAATGAAGCAAGCTCCAATGAACATCGTAAGTGGTATGTTGGTTTTTTTTTGCAGTTTATCGAAGGAGTTAAGAAGTCATATCCTGAAATCTACTCTAGCAATGGAGGAACAGAAAAGCAAAGCTTAGACTACTTTGAGAAGTGGGGTTGGTATGCAACTATTGATATGATAACAGGTGGAGATATACTCAAGATGGATGAGACGCTTCTGATAAAGGTCTTTCCATTCCACAACTTCCTAGCACATAAGCTAGATAAGCAGAAGATGGAAGCAACAATAAGGCAAGGTAATAACGTAACACAATTATAATGAACGCATACACACAACTACTAAGACATATTAAGGAGATGGCAGAGGAAGATGACTACATAACAACCATACTGCACAGACTACCTGAAGACTTTGATTGGGAGAAGGGGAACATCTTTCCTATATTGAACATTAGTGCATTAGCAGGTACGTTCACATCAACCTCAACAATACAATTCGATGTTACTATAACGTGTGTAGATAAGAGAGATATCAATAAGGAAGATGTCAATGATAAGTTTTGGAGTAATGACAACGAAGTAGATAATCACAATGCTACTCTGTCACATATCTCACACTTATGGACTAAGTTAAACAGAGACTACTCAAGAGAGAATATAACAGCCTCAGAGAATCCTAACCTTACTCAGATTGAATTCGAAGGAATGAATCTAATGGATGGTTGGAGCATTACATTTCAGGTTGAGATGCCAATGAACGTAAGCTTATGCTAAAGGATGTATTTGATGAGTTTGGTCGTAAGGTCTTAAGGGATGCTAGGCTTAACTTAAAGAGAGTTAAGAAAGGCAACAGTAGTCTCTATAAGAATCTTAAGTACAAGACTGAGAAGAACTCTATTGTCTTTACTCTTCCTGATTATTGGGAGTATGTAGATGCAGGGGTTAAGGGTGTTGGAGGAAGCAAAGCAGATGGCTCTAGGTGGAAGACTAAGAAGGTAACCAATAGCAAGTTCAAGTACAGAGATAAGATGCCTCCTTTAATGGCATTCAATGGTTGGACTATAAAGAAGAGAATAGCTCCAAGAAGCAAGAGCGGTCAGTTCACATCTAGGAAGAGCTTGTTGTTTGCAATCTCTAAGAGTGTGTATCACACAGGTATAGCAACCACAGATTTCTTTACTGAGCCTGTAGACACTAATATACTTCTATTAGCTCCTAAGATGGCAGAAGAGATGGTTTTAGATATGATTGACAAGATAGATTTTAATAGTGATAATATAACAATACAATAATGATAAGAGCATTAAGCCCATACTATATAGACACAGACTTGGTCTATGGAGGAGTAACCTGTGAGAGGTTTACATTGACAGTACAGATTTGGGATGGAGCAAAGGCTTCTCCTGATTCTACTAATGAGTATAAGATAACGTATGAGAATACTCTAGGCTCAACAGGAAGCCATAAGATAAACATCAGCTCAATGATTCAGGACTATGTTGAGTTTAATGTTCCTACGTCATTCTCAGTTGTAGCAGGTACTACAGTAAAGATGGGTAACAATCAAGCTTGGGTATATACCTATATTGAATATGATGGAGGCACTACTAAGTATGATGAGGCTACTGACTTAATGTCTTTAGGATACACATACGGAGATGAAGGAGAGAACTACACTACAGTGACAGCTAACTTCTTGTTACCTGTTATGGATTACAAGATAAACAGAAACGGAGTCTTTATCATTCCGTTTCTAGCAGATGAAGATGACGCAGAGGATATCACTATATCGATGGATGGAGGAGCAACAGCATTTACCTCAACAGTTCTAGCAACTACCGACAGCTCAGAGATGGTGCAATACTTGTGGATTGATATGAACAACGACTTCCTGACTGCTAATCAGTATATCAGTGTAACCTTCAAAGGAACTACAATAGACTTGGATATATATGAGGAAGCAAGATATACTCCAATGGATATAATGTTCCAAAACAAAGATGGAGGGATGCAGACATTCACATTCTTTAAGGATAGAAAGGAAGAGACTACTATCACGGATTCAATCTATGAGAGTAACAGAGGACAGGGCTCTCAAGGATACCACCAATTCCTAAGATACAACGTACAAGCTAGAAACTCAGTAAGTGCATCAACAGGATTCATACACGAGAGAGAGAATGAGATTGTACAACAGCTAATGTACTCAAGAAGAACGTGGATATATGACCCTGCAAAGCAGATATACAGAGCCGTGATTGTAAAGGATACTTCAAAGCAATTTAAGACTCAGCTTACAGATAGATTAATCAATTACACAATGAAGTTTGAGTACGGATACAACCAAATAAACAACATATAATATGGTTAACATATATATACAAGGACAATTACTAGACCAATATGATGATGAGGTTATTGAAATCACATCATCTGTGTTAGATGTGAGCGACCTTACAAAGAACACAGGAGACTTCTCCAAGACTTTCACGATACCTGCTAGCCCAACTAACAATAAACACTTTCAGCATTGGTATAACGCTTCTATTGATGACGGCTTTGATGCTAGAACTAAGGTAGATGGTCACATTGATATTGATGGAGTGCCATTCAAGACAGGTAAGTGGAGATTGTCAGAGGCTATCTTTAAGGATGGTTTGATTGATGGATATATAATTAACTTCTTTGGTAACTTACCTAACATTAAGGACACCTTAGGAGATGACTTGCTGAGTGATATTAACTTTGTTAAGCACGACCACGAATGGAACGGAGCAAACATAATGGAAGGATTGACAGGAGACCTCAACTCAACTACACACACGCAGAGAGAAGTAGTATACACTCCAATGTCAAACAAGAGATACTTCTATAATAGTAATTCGTTTGCATCTCCTGACTTTAATGATGAGAACATAAACATAGCAGGAGCAGGAACAGGAACAGGGATAGTTTGGAATGACCTTAGACCTAGTATAAAAGCTAAGACTATTATTGATAACATACAACATAAGTATGGAGCAGGAACAAAGCAAGTTGTAAAGATTAAAGTTTTGTCTAGACCTTTAGTAGCAGGAAGTGTAGCTATCACACTCAATGGTGTTGAGAAGAGCTTCAGCATATCTGCTCTTGCATCAGCATCATTAGCAGCAGCCTATATATCAACACAGATTGGGATTGAATTCAGTGGACAAGTTACCACCTCATCTGCTAGTGATATTGTAACCATTACATCTGTAGAGATGGAGCAGGAGTTTAACCCTATTTACGAGCTTACAAATACAGGTATGGAGTTTGACGTATACGTTGATGAGGTTGGAGCATTCCCTTATGAAAACCCTATTGTATTTTCAGATGACTTCTTTCAGACTTCAGAGTTTGAGCAGATGTATCTATGGTTAAAGAGAGATGATGATGAAGATATAGGACTAACAGAGAATGTTGTTAGATGGACAGGAGGAATCTTCACAGACATAGACTCTGTTACTAACACTATAAGCTTTGACACGGATTGGAGCAACCCTAGTACAAATGACAGGATGATAATGAGATTCAGTACTAGCGATGTGGTAGGTTTTGGAAACACGCCCTTCACGGTAGTTATGAAATCTACTAGAACAGATAATGGTGGTAATGTTCAAGAGTTCCTTAGAGAAGAGGTTGCTCAAGTTGGAGCTGACGGGAATGTTAATGAGGTTGGCTTTACAGCAACCTTCAGGTCTCCATTTGGATTCTCTTCATCTTGGGAAGTACAATACTTCATAAGAACAAACACTACTTTCAAGGTAGCATCTACATTGACAAGAACTCCTGTAGTAAATAACGTTGATGGAACTGTTTTGATAACTACATCAGCAGGGTTATTAGAGACTTCTATTGTATCTATTAGCGAAGCAATGCCTGATATGAAGATAACTGATTTCTTGAAAGGAATCTTTGATATGTTTAAGCTTATAATAGTGCCTCAACAGGATGGGAGTATGCTAGTTAATTCATTAGATAGCTACTATGACCAAGGGAATAGGTATGATATCAGTGACAAAGTAGACTATAGCACATTCAAAGTTAAAAGAGGAGAGCTTTATCAGTCTATTGCATACCAATTTGAAGACCCTAGCACAATACTTAATGAGGAATTTCAGAACAGAGCAAGAGATAAACAGTCTTATGGCTCTAGTTTAGTGAATGTATACGAGAGTGTGAGACCTATTAAGCTAATTGATGGAGAGAAAGTAGAGATAAAGCTACCGTTTGAGCAGGTTGTATACGAGAGATTAACAGATATAGACTCTGCAGCAAGCAATGAGCAACTTAATATATCTATAGGAACAATAGCTGACAAGGATATGAAGCCTGTCACTCCCAAACCTATCCTTCACTACATAACTGAGCAGGATATCTCAAGTAGTACTATCAAGTTTATTGATGAGGACAACACTGAGACTATATTAAATACCACAATGTTGATGCCAATGAATCAGTTTGGAACTCTAGACCCTGCATACTCTTTATTGTTTGAATCTGAGTTTAGCTGTTGGGATGGAACTGTACTAGATAACAACCTATACACACTACACCACGAGGATTACATTGAAGCGGTGTTTAAGTTAAAGAGACGAAGCTTTGAGTATGAAGCTTTATTGCCTACTCAGTTAGTAACTAGACTAGGATTGAATGACATCCTTACCGTTGAGGGTATTGACTATAGAATCAACAAGTTTAAGCACAACCTTCTTGAAGGAACTACTAAGCTTGATTTGATTAATGGATTTGATACTTCACTATACAGTAAGACGGCTAAGAGTTATAGTACAGGATTCTTTATTCCTTCTAGGATTAATATGAGCAAGTACAGAAGTACTTTGTATTTCAATGTGCCTAGAGCTAATAGTGATTATAATATCGCTAAGATTGACACAGGAGATGGAACTACATTCCTGACTGTGGGAGTTCAAAGCCCTGCTAATGATAATATGATGTTAATTAAATGCGATACAATTAACACAACAGGATTTGAAAGAAGTTGCCAAGTGAAATATGAAAACACAGTAACAGGAGTTATAACGAACATAACCGTAACACAACTACCAAATGGATAATAGTATAATTGAAATCATTGACGCACTCAAGAAGTCTGAGTATTACGGAGCAGGAGCAAGCGTAGAGATTGCTAAAGGAAAGAATCAAATTGCTCTCACTTGGAGACAGCTTAAAACAAAAGTTAAACGCATAATAAAATCATAATGAAAGACGTAAAAATTAGAATGTCAGCAGATACCTCAGAAGCTGAGAAAGCTGTTAAAGGTTTAGCAAAAGAAGTTGAGAAGGTAGGAGAAGAAGCAGGTAAAGCTGAAGGGCAAGTTGAAGGTGTTGGCAAAGCCGCAAAGAAATCCAAGAAAGGATTTGGAGCTATGGGCAAAGGAGTTAAGGCTGTAGGAACAGCTCTAAAGGCTGCAGGGATTGGGTTGATTGTTGCGGTAATAGCAGGATTGACAGAGGCATTCTCTAGGAACAAAAAAGTAATGGATAAGGTATCTATTGCTATTGGTACTGTTCAAGAGGTGTTTACTCAGATAGCGAATGCTTTGATTTCTACCTATGAAGCGGTAGCGAAATCTAGTGATAACTTTGATGCACTCGGAAAGGTAATGAGTGGTATATTGACTGTTGCTATCTCTCCATTTCAATTAGCATTTTATGGAATCAAAAAAGCCTTGTTAGCTGCTCAATTAGCTTGGGAGGATTCTTTCTTTGGAGATGGAGATGAGAACAAGATGGCTGAGTTAAGGAAAGGTATACAAGAAACCTCAGCAGACATCACAAGGATAGCAGATGCTTCAATGGAAGCAGCAAAGTCTGTGGGAGCTAATATAAGCGAGGCAATTGATGAGGTTGTTAATATCACTAGTATAGCAACAACTAACCTTTCTAAGGTAAGCGTTAAGGCAGCCGTGGCAACAGCAACAGCATATCAACAAGCAACAGATGCTTCTATAATAGCTCAAGCAGAAGCGGGTAAGCTTATAGCGTTCTATGACAGGCAAGCAGAGCAACAAAGACAGATAAGAGATAACGCAAACACAAGCATTGAAGAGAGACAAGCTGCCAACGTAAAACTAGGAGAGATTCTAGAAGAACAAGAGAAGCAACTTCTTAAACAAGCAGACGCAGTCTTGGCAGGAGCAAGGGCTGAAGTCGCTAAAAATGATAGCATAGAGAATAGGGCTGCACTAATAGCAGCAGAGGCAGCGAAGTCTCAAGTGCTTGCAGACATTGAAGGAAAGAGAAGTGAGCAGATTGCCAACACTAACACCTTGTTACTAGAGCAGAAGGGTTTAACTACCTCCGTAACTAACGCAGAGAGAGACAGAGCTAAGGCTCAGAGAGATTTTGAAGCAGAGCAAGAACTTGACCCTATGGCAAAAGTAGCTAAACAGAGAGAAGCTTTAAGATTAGAGAATGAGGCTATCCTTGCAGACTTAGAATCTAAAAGAAAGTTATACAAGAAAGGAACTCAGCAGAGAGTAGATGCAGAACAAGAATACCTTAACAAGAAGCAAGTACTTACTCAAGCGGTTGTGACTCTAGACAAGGCTGAGGCAGATGCAAAGACAGCAACTCTTCAAGCTGTTAGCGGAGGTATAACGGCTTTGGGTAAATTGGCAGGAGAAAGCGCAGCGATGCAGAAAGCAACAGGAGTAAGTACCGCTATTATTGATACATACATTGGAGCAAACAAAGCATTTGCTCAAGGAGGAACAGCAGGGTTTGTGACAGGAGGGGCTATCATTGCGAGTGGTCTTGCTAACGTAGCAACAATACTAAGCACTAAGCTTCCAAATGAATCAGGCTCTCAGAATGTGCCACAAGGAGGAGCATCTGCACCTAGCTTCAACCTGATTGAAGGAACAGGATTGAACTCTCTTGAGAATAGTGTGAACGGTGCAGGAAGCAAACCCGTTAAAGCCTATGTAACTAGTGGAGATATTACCACAGCACAGCAAGCAGATAGACAAGCAGAGCTTAATAGTGGATTCTAGTGGGACAAAAAACAAATAAAATCGTTATAACAATATGAAAACATTTGAAGCTAAGTTTAAGAAAGGTGGAAAGGGAGTATTTGCTATTAGTTTAGTGAAAGACCCTGCCACTACTGAGCATTTTGTAGCTATGTCTACAGAGTCAAAGCTTATAAAGATGGCTAAGGTTGATGAAGAGCAGAGAATAGTAATGGGTTTAGTATTACAACCGAATCAATTAATTCCAAGATACAACGAAGAGACTGACGAAGAGTACAATATTGTATTCTCTGAAGAGACTATCAAGGACTTATCTCAGAACTTCTTTAAATCAAACAGCCAAAGTAATTCAAAGCTTGAGCATAGTGAGTCTATAGAAGATATCACTTTTGTTGAGTCTTGGATTGTTGAGAATTCAAAGGTTGATAAGTCTGCTAACTTTGGAATGAATTATCCTAAAGGCTCTTGGGTTGCTACTATGAAAATAGACAACGATGAGATTTGGAATGATTATGTGAAGACAGGTAAAGTGCAAGGCTTTTCAGTTGATGCATTTGTAGACTTACAGGAGATTAATTTAAAAACAGAGATAAAAATGAACAAGAAACAAAAGAGTATTTTAACTATGCTCAAGGAGATTGTTGCAGGTGCTGAAGCTACAGAAGTAGTAGCTGAGGAAGTTGTTGCAGTTGAGATGGGTAGTGTTAAGTCGGGAGATTTAACTATTGAATTCGAAGGGGATAACCTTGAGGAAGGTACGGCTGTATTCGTTATGAAAGACGAAGAGAAAGTACAACTTCCTGATGGAACTTACTCTCTAGAAGGAGATAAAGAAATCGAAGTAAAGGACGGAACTGTTGCTTCAATGGGAGCTTCTGAGGAAGAGCCTACTGAAGAGCCTGCAGGAGACGAAGAGCTTGCAGTTGAAGACGAAGAAGTAAAAGAAGAAGAGCTTGAAGAAGAGCCTGCTCAAGACGAAGAAGCTGAGTTTATGATTGCTGTAAAGCAAATCTTAGATGATGCATTCAGCGAGTATGCTGAGTCTATGGGTGTTCAACTATCAGCTTTGAAATCTCAGATTGAAGAGGTTAACGGAAAGAATGTAGAATTATCATCTCAGGTGGTAGAGCTATCTAAAACTCCTGTAGCTGATGCAATCGTATCAACTCCTTCACAAGTAAAGATGAGTGGTCTTAAAGGAGCAATTGAAAGACACTCAAAATAAACAAGTATTTTAATTAATTAATAATAAATAAACAATAAAAGAATGGCAATTTCATCAAATTACGCAGGCTTTGAAGCAGTAGACATAATGCTAGAAGCACAAAAAGAAGAAGATACTCTAAGATTAGGGTTGATTACAGTTGTACCTAACGTAGGTTACAAATTAAATTTAAGAAACTTAGACGTTACTTTAGGAGTAGCTGACTATTCTTGTGGTACTACTCCTGCAACAGACGCAGTAGATTACTCTGAGAAAGTACTTACTCTTGCAAAGTTCAAGAATGAGTTTGAAATCTGTAAGGAAGACTTCAGACCAACGTGGTCAGGAGAGTCAATGGGAGCATCTGCTTTTAATGACCAAGCACCTGCTGATATTTCTAAGGCTATCGTAGAAAGCACAGCTTCTAAACTAGCACAATGGTTCGAAGACCAAATTTGGAACGGAGCAGGAACTGCAGGAACAATGGAAGGACTTATCACTCAGTTCAACGCTGATGGAGACGTAATCAAAGCAAACAATGGTATTACAGCTATCGGAGCAGCAGTTGACTCTTCTAACGTATTAGCAGTATTTGACGCAGCTACAGCAGCTATGCCTTACGCACTAAGACGTAAATCAGTAAACTTTATCGTATCTCCTGACGTAGCAGATGCTTACACAAAGCTACTTATTGCTAACGGAGCAGCTAACGGATTAGGTGGAGACGCTAACACAGGTCTTGTGTATGGTCGTTATTCTATCCAAACTGTTAACGGATTACCTGACAATACTATCGTAATCTTCGAAAAGAAGAACATTACTCTAGGAACAGGTTTGGCTAACGATGCAGATTCTATTCGTATCAAAGATATGGATGAGGTTGATATGAGCGGAAACGTTTTATACAAGTCTGTATTCGGTGGAGCTGTAGGATATTCTTACGGAGCTGAGATTGTACACTTACTTACAACTGTAGCATAATCCAAACAATTAATTGGGGAGGGTTAATTCTCTCCCCTTATTTTTAACTTAATACATATACAGAATTATGGCTTGTGATATCAATATCGGACGTGCTCAACCGTGTAAAGACGGCTTAGGAGGTCAATCAACTCTGTATCTATACAATGGATTAGAAGATGCATTTACAGTTGCTAGTGGCGAAGCCACAGCAATCAATGTATTGCTTGATGAGGTTTATGCTTTCCCTTTAGAAGGAGACGGAAACACTCTAGAGCAATCTATGGTAGGAGACAGAAACACAGGGAGTAAGGTCAATACTCAAACACTAACTACAGTGTTGAAAAAAATGGACGCAGCTACAAATGCTCAGTTTAACTTGTTAGTAGCAGGTTACCCACAAGCGGTAGTAGTTGATAGAAATGGGAACTTTATAGCTTTAGGCTTAGATGACGGAATCGACTTTACAGTTGTAGCATCTACAGGTGGAGCTAAAACAGATATGAATGGTTACACTTTAACAGGTGTTGCAACTACTAAAGAGTTAGCTCCTTTATTGGATTCAGCTACTCAAACAGCTTTCAAAGCTTTAGAAGTATAATTTAGTTTAGTTTTTTTTTTGGTTAGTTAACCCCTACAGAGATGTGGGGGTTTTCTTTTACGGGACAAAAAGACTTAAAAATCGTTATATTAATATATGATAATCAATCCGATAAATACGACACACACACTAAGGATAATACCTAGATTCAATCCTTCTGATAGTTTAGTTCTAAACATCAAAGACACTACAACTAACCTAGATGAGGATATATCTCTAAGCTCTTATGCCTTTACTACTACAGGTGGTATTGAGTTTGATTTTGATTTTGAAGCTACAGATGAGACAAGATACCAAATAACTATAAAAGAAGGAGATGAGGTTGTTTATAGAGGTATATCGATTGCAACATCTCAAGATACTCAAGAGTATCAACTAACTAATGATAAATATTATTTCTAATGGATATTAAATTAATCACATTATCTAATTATGTAAGACCTGCTTTAGTAGAGCATAAGTCTAGGAATTGGGTTTTAAATGGAGCAAATAATTCTTTCTATCAATATATAATAGACAGGAACAATGGCTCTCCGACAAATGCTAGTATAAACAGAAGCTACAGCACCCTAACCTATGGAAAGGGCTTGGGATTCTCCAATGTAATCAGCGACAAAGTTGTTAATGATTGGGCAACCTTGCACTCTATCCTCAGACCTAGAGAGCTACGCAAGATGGTAGCAGACTATCAAGTATTCGGAGAGTTTTCATTCCAAGTAATTGAGAACAGAGACGGCTCTTTGAATAGCTTAACGCATTTACCAAAACAGATGGTTGTACCTTCTATTGCTGATATGGATGGAAGCATCAAAACATATTGGTATTCTAGAGATTGGACAGATATCAAGAAGGAAGAGAATGAGCCAAAAGAATTCAAAGCTTTTGGAGATGGTAAATCAGGTACTTCTATATACTGTGCAAAGCCTTACTCAATTGGGGATGAGTACTTCGGTACACCTTGCTATGCAGCAGGATTGCAATATGCCGAGATGGAGGAGGAAATCTCAAATATGAATATCTCATCTATCAAGAATGGTTTATCAGCAGGATATATCATAAACATTCCTAATGGAGACAACTACACAGATGATGAGAAGAGAGACTTTGAAAATCAAGTAAAGCGTAAGCTAACATCTAGCAGCAATGCATCGAACTTCATTATCAGCTTTAATGGTCAGGACGTAGAGATATCAGTGACTCCTTTCCCTGTGAACACATCAGTACACAAGCAATGGGAATTCCTAACTTCTGAGGCAAAGAATCAGATTATGACTTCTCACAGAGTAATCTCTCCATCATTGGTGGGATTAGACTCAGCAACAGGATTCAGTTCACAAGCTGAGATGATTGACGTATCTGAGAAGCAACTACTTAAAAGAGTAATAGCTCCTAAGCAAGACTTTATCATTGAATCACTAGAGGAAGTGTTAGTTCATTACGGTATCAATTTAGACCTTATGTTCAAGCCTTTGACACAAGAGGAAGAGATTAAGGAGATAGTTGAGGAGAGCGACTCTGACAACGTTGAAATGAGTTCTCAGTGTGGATGTAAAACTGAGTTAAGCGATGATATGGAGTCAATCCTTGAAATGTATGCTCAAGACGCACCTGAAGGGTATGAGTTAGGCTCTGAAGAGGAATATGAGCTTCAGATGTCAGCTAACCAAACAAGTGAGCAAGATACAAAGCTTTGGAAGACTCGCTACGCATTTACTAAAGGAACAAGCAAGACACCTAAAGGTCAGTCTAGAGCATTCTGTAACAAGATGGTATCTCTTTCTGATAGTGGTAAAGTTTTTAGAAAAGAAGACATTGACTTAATGAGTTCACAAGGTGTGAATGGTCAGTTTGCTCACGAAGGTGGCAAGTACGATATTTTCAAGTATGGTGGAGGGGTTAACTGTTACCATAGATTTGAGAGAAGAGTATACAAAAAGAAACTGAATGCAGATGGAACACCTAAGAAAGGTGGTGCAATGCAACAGACAGACTTTGTAAATGTTAACGAAGCAAAGAGACAAGGATACAAGCCTGTAAAGAATGACAGCGATGTAGCCAAGGCAGAAATAGACAAACCTAACAGAGGAAGCTTAAAATAATATGGAATATTTATTTATAACACCACAAGAATTAAAGAGCACCACTATATTAGGTGGTAATGTTGATAAGGATAAGTTCCTATTCTCAATAGCTAATACTCAAATCATAACTATTCAAGCCTTACTAGGTACTGAGTTGTATGATGTAATCTTAGAAGGAGCAGAGAACAGCACATTGACAGGAGACTATCTTGAAATGTACACAAAGTACATTAAGCCAATCACTAAGAATCAAGCTCTATCTGAGTATATTAAGATATCATCTTATATGGTAACTAACGGAGGAGCTTATAAGCACGTAGCAGAGAATGCAGAGCTTATGACTGAAGAGGATATAATGCGATTAGCTGACACTTATGCAGGTATAGCAGATACATACATCAGAAGATTCTATAAGTGGCTTAATAAGCACTCTATAGCCGAATATAAGACGTATCAAGATGAGGTTAATGCTTCAAAGAATATGAAGAGTAGAAGTGGATGGTTTTTTAATGAGACATCTAACCAAGTTGATGACAGAAGACGAATGAATGGATTTGATGATGATTGTTTACCTCATTATCATAATAGATAAGATATGGCTCAATACGATTTAACAAAAGGAACAGCTAAGAGAGATAACGACAGACAAGGAGGTCTTAAGAAGATATACCTTACTGAGTACGTTGACTATTCAAGGTCGCAAGTAGTGCTTACAGGTCAGTTAATCACGTCAATCCCTACAGCTACACTATATGAATACGATGTTCACGGTGCTTCTTTTGAAGAAACACAGAGCAGAGAGGATGGAGGAGAGGTTTATTCTCAGAAACTATCCTTTGTTGTGCAAGGAACAAGGAATTCAGAAGAGTTTTGGAAGCTAACTAAGAGACCACATCACTGTATTGTAGTAGATGAGCAAGGGAATGGTAGATTTCTAGGCATTAGGAATGGTGTTGAAGCTATTGTAAGTGATAAATCAGGAGCAAATAAGTCAGATTTAAACGGATATACCGTTGAGATTGATGGAAAAGAAGACAATCAAGCTTACTTTATAGCTAATTTAAACAGTAAATTCACAATAATTCAAGGCACTCCTGACGGATGTCTAGGTTTAGGATAATAAATAAATAATAAATAACTTAATAATTAGATAAAATGAAAATTTACGAAGACTCAGTAACGAAAGAATTGGTAATACTTAACGGAATCGAATACAGATACCCTGCATATTGCGAAATTCAGAGACAAAAGCAAGGAGATTTCTTAATCATCAAGACCATACAAGGTGTGGATATTTTGAATAAGACCTTATTCTCAGACTTACAAGATGAAGCAGGTGTAGCTTATGCTAGTTTTGCCGCTTTAAAGACAGCTTTAGATGGATACTTTGACTCTACTATATAATGAGTAGGCGCAGAGTAATGATGTTAATACAATCAGAATCCCCTGTACCTACAGGAGACGTATTGCTCAACACAGGATTCAGGCTATTGCTAAATGACAGTAGTTTCAACTTATTATTAAATGACTAATAAACAATAAAATGGCAGATAAAAAAATATCACAATTAACAGAGGTAACTAGCTTACCTGATAGCGCTAAACTATACGCAGTAGACTTATCAAGAGCTGTAGGAGACAGAGATGTGCAAATAAATAAATCAAACCTAATACCCGCGTCGAAAAGTAATTTCACATTCTTTATAGCTTCAAGCAACGCTTCTCAAGAGGTTAAAGACTTAGCAGACTTTGTTTGTGACGGCACAAATGACGAGTTAGTCGTAAATGACGCTATATCACAACTACCCGATATTTATAGCTCAGGTAGAAGAGGAGGGGTTATACTTTTTAGTGAAGGAAACTTTTATTTTGAAGACCCTATATCAATAACTGAAGTTATGCAAATAACTCTTCAAGGTATGGGTAACTCTACTATGTTTTGGATGAATAACGAAGCGATACCTACTAGCACTTTAAGACCAATTATATCAGTAGAACACACTAGCTTTAGCTCAGATGTTTGGGATAAAACCAACATAAAGGACATATTTTTTATATCTCAAAGCCAAGTTAACGCTGTTGGCGTTATGGGTGACCTATTACACTACATATTCATTGAGGGGTGTTTGTTTAAGGGAAACAAAATGACAGGTATACACTTTACTGACGTTAACAATGGTAGCATAAAAAACAACTTCTTTGAGGGTGTATTAACGGGGATAAAGGGGGTGTCAGACGTAAAGGATATAGAGGACATCTTAATATTAAACAATCACTTTACCGAAGTTCGTGGAGAAGCTATATACTTAACTGCTACAGAGATAACAGGAGCTAAGGGCATATCTAGAAATATACTATCAAACAACATCATAGAAGAGTGTAATAAGCTTGACGAAGGACTAGCCACTATATATATAGAGAAGGGTCAAAACCTAAACATAAGCAATAACGTCATTTCTGAGTCAGGTGGCTCTATTGATGTACACTTAAAAGATTGCGAAGAGTATGTGTCTGTTTTTGACAATAATATAACAGAGTCAGCAACGGGTGTTTTCTCTGAGAACTGTACAGGTTTAGAGATAAGATTCAATCAAATAGATGCATCTGCTAATGGAATAGATATAGACTCTAACTCTAGTGCTTTGTTAATTGGTAACAATTCAAGTGTTCAAAACAACGGAACAGGAGACCTAATCGAATTTAATAATAACGGCATAAATATTAGCGGAGGAGACATCGAAGTCAAGGATGTAGGAGACGGAGTAGTAGTCAAGTCCCCTGATGGTACTCGCTTTAGAATATCTGTAGATAATTCAGGTGTTTTAAGCGCAACGACAGTTTAAAATATGCAACACCCAAGACACAGATTATTCTAATAAATACCCCAAAAATGTTTAAACTAATAGCCAATTATGGCACTTGTTCCCTTTGGGTAATGAGTGTTAAAGACACTGCTTTTGCCTTCCTTAATGGTGGGAATATGCAGTTGATACAGGTTGTCCTCTCAGTATTAGGAGGAGTTTATACGATTGTACTTATAGTCAATAAGATATTAGATGGTAATGTTAACAGAAAGAAAACTAGGCTAGAGAATGAAATGCTTAAGCTTGAAATTTGGGAACTAGAAGATGAAAATTTAGAAGACAGATATGAAGAACTTTAAAACAAGTGAGTTTGACTCTCCTGATGAGATAGGAAGTGGAAACTTAATGGACAAGAGATTCCTTGAGATGCTAGACAATGCTCGTGAAATAG